GAACCAATAGTCTTGAAGTACATCATATTGTCCCACAGGCAGCCGCCGATGCCGCTGGCTATATTGCGCCAGGACAGCATAAGAATACTAAGTCAAACTTAGTTGTATTATGCGAAAACTGCCATCAGAAACATCACTCCGGATTGTTAGAAATACAGGGATGGGCGCATACATCGGAGGGTCTCAAGTTAATGACAAAGTGATAACGGCTAGGAACTAGTATGAGCTCCTGGATCACCTTTGGGACCCTGGGGACCAGCAGGACCAACAGGACCAGCGGGTCCAGCAGGTCCAGGGGGACCCTGAACGGCACCCTTTGTCTCAAGGACCTTGATGCGCTCCTCTAGACTGGTGATTAAGTTATTGACACGGGCAAACTCGCCACGCAGTCCATTGCCGATGCTGTAGTTTAGTCCACGAGGATTCGTGACTGAGGTCATTACGCTTTATGTTTGGTGAAACGATTAGGTTATTACGATTTAAACGCGTGAAGTCATAAAATTTGATAGGTCGTGTGTAATATACCCGGGATAATCAGAGGTCTTCACCAAAATGCTTATTCCTGTGCGTTGTATGAACTGTGGAAAGCTGCTTGCCGATAAGTGGAATTATTATCAGAAGCGCCTACGTGAAATGAAGGGTCCAGGATATGCTGAGCCGACGTGTTTTGATGGAAAACAGATTCCGAAGACACCAGAGTCCGTAGTCTTTGATGAACTTCAGCTAACTCGCTATTGCTGTAAGAAGACGTTGCTGACACACGTCGACTTGATTGAGAAAATCTAATAGATAAATAGAATGAAGTTCAATAATGGTGTAACTAACTTACATTTGTTTGGAGTTATTTTATCCGTTATTGCTGTAGTGATTGTTGCGGTCGTATTCCCGACGTTAGCTCCTCCTACGTTTTTCATTGCGTGCTGCGCAATGCTGTTTATAGCAGCGTGGATTCATCGCTCAGAATTCAGAACAGAAGAATATGAGCGTAATACGTTCAAGTATACGTTACGTAATAACGCATCGAACGTTGTAATATTTATCGCTATTCTTGGCATTGTTGGATTCTGGTATTTTAGCCAGAATAATACGGCGTATGTAGGTCCGGCGCCTGTTATACCTGTTTTACCAACCGTAGGCGGCGGTCTCACTAGTGTAGCAAAAAACGCTGTTTCCCGGATTAAGGAAGTTATGCGTACGGGCAACATCAGTGCTTAGATAACTTATAATATCATAGTAAATCAAGGATATTTGATTTACCATGCCATCGATTGCAAGTATTCAACATAAATTGAAAGCGTTTGATACATTTGCGCGTCATTCCGACAATACAGACGCTTTACGTAAGAAGTGGCGCGCACTTTTTGGAACAGAGTTGACGGAGGTTTCCGCAAAGAGTTTCGCCGCACATTATAGGGAGATGCGTTCTAAATCAACACGCGGTCACAAGAGCAATAAGACGTCTCGCCGCGGACGTAAGGTTCAGCGCGGCGGCGTAGGTGCTCCGTTAAATTACGTGATGACACCCGGTGCGAATGTTTCGGTCTATGGTCGTTTTCCTGTTGAAGTCGATACAGATCCAGGTTCGATTAAGGATTTGGATGTTTACTTCCAGAGTGCGCTCACGCTGGGTTGCGGTAATAAGACGGAATTCTGGCCAACGGTCCCTGCAAATATGGGTTCGAATCAGGTTGGCGGACGCCGCGGCAACCGTAAGGGGCGTAATACACGCAAGGGACGTAAGGGCGGCAAGGGTCGCACTATGCGCCGCCGACAGCGTGGCGGTGACGTATTTGATACGATCGGCAGCTGGCTAGGCAATGGTTATACAGGCTTGGTTGGAGCGGCGCCCCCGACTCTAGATGACATTAGCCGCCCTGCGTTTTCCACGGTGTTTCCGAATCCTCTACAGCGCGCGTATATGGGATATTCTGGCGAAGTACCTGGTAACTATCCTGCGCCACCACAGCCTGAAAAGGCGACTTGGAATTATGTAAGCAATGGTACTACGGGTGTGTTATCTCCACAGCATGTAACAAGTATTACAAAGAATTTTAATACTATAGCCACTCCGGCGCCATATTCTGCGCCGCTAGCTAAACCCTATGCGTAAATCAATCTTTGCTTTTCCTGTAAACAGGAACTACAAAGAATTAACTTCAAGTTATAGAATAGGGAGCTAATGAACCGTAAGACGCGTCGGTGTACTTATCGCAAGAATCGCAAGTCGAACCGCAAGTCGACACGTAGGGGTCTTGCGTTTGCACGGCGTACACGCAGGCATCGCGGTGGTAGTTTTTTAGAAGCATTAAACCGCCCGCTTCTTGCTACCGTATACCCGAATCCTTTACAAAACACGTATGCTGGATGGACTGGTGCACAGCCAAATAATTATCCTGCCCCGCCGCCGCCTGTAGATAAGACTTGGACATATCTAACAAATGGTGCCCCTATAAATCCTAACATTGCGCATATAAATACAGGGTTCGCAATGATAAACAGTCCGGTACAGTATAGTTCGGCACCTTTATCGAAATACTAAATTAGCGTTATATTTGGTTTGTTGTCTTTGTTGAACAAGGATCACAAAGCGGAACGCGGGCTAAGGAAAGGTCTATACACAAACAGAGAGGTATGAGCCAGCAACCAGGTATTTGTCAGCCACCAGGCTCTGGTGTATCCCCTTCGCTAGCTGATAGCGCCCCGGAACTTTTTCAACGTTATTTCGATGCGAACCCGAATACATTTCTTACTACGCATCATATACAATCGTACGAGGCGTTTATCTTTCGTGAACTTCCCGAATTGATTCTTGCCGAGAATCCTATTACAATCCTTAAGGAACCGATTGATGCTGAAAAGGGTATTTATAAATACAAAACGGAAATCTTTGTCGGTGGTCTAGCCGATGTTCCTGAGAACCTTTCGCTCGATGTTGGTGCGCCAATTATAACACTAGATGCCGGCACAACGGTTCGCCGTATGTTTCCAAATGAAGCCCGTATTCGTTCTCTCACATATGCGGCAACCTTCCGTGCGGATATTCTTATTCGTCTAACATTTACAAATCCAACTGTCGGCGAGGGCGGCGTTGTCTATACAAAACAGGTGCGTGATCTGAAATTCGAGAAATTTAACCTTTTCCGTATTCCGATTCTACTACGTTCGAAGTTATGCGCCACATACAATGCGCCAAAATCGCTCTTGATGGAAATGGGGGAATGCCGTAATGACGCGGGTGGATACTTTGTTGTAGACGGAGCGGAGCGTGTACTTATTACACGTCAGGAACAGGCGTTTAATTCCATTTATATTTCGGTAAAGCCGCCTACAGATGATAAGATCGCAACATATGCGTCGGTTATTTGCCAACATCCGGTGACAAAGCAGACTCGACGTGTGGGTATTTATCGTCTACACGCATCGCGGTCAAATGATGAAGGTGTTATTCGTGTAAGTATTCCATTTGTGAAGGGCGCAATACCCCTGTTTGCGCTTTTCCGTGCCCTTGGTGTTATTTCTGATAAGGAAATTGTACGTATGATTTTACCTGATACATCATCACCCGCGACAATGTCTATGGAAAATACCCTTATTGCAAGTATTCAGGACGCGCATCCGATTATATCACAAATGCAGGCAATTGAATTTATTCGTACGCTCACGAAGGGTTTCATTATCGAGAACGTCCTGGATATCTTACATACACATTTATTCAGCCACGTACCGGATCGCCCGCTTGCTCGCGCACAGTACCTTGCCGAACTTGTACGTCGTATGATTCGCGTTGAGATGCGTATGGAGCCGAATACAAATCGTGATGATATTCGCAACCAGCGTCTGCTGCCGACGGGCACGTTGCTACGTGGACTTTTCTCCGACTGCTGGAAGGACTGGAAAAAGGCGGTCCGTCTACAAGTTGACGTAACCTACAATTACAATAAGAGTCTCTATACGGATGAGAATTTCTTGAATATTTTCAGCCCTGGTAACATTGCAAAGATTCTTGCTTCATCCGCCCTAAATGATAGTATTTTACGCGGCTTCCGCGGCAAGTGGGGAACGAACCAATATAATATGAAGAGCGGTGTGATTCAGCCCCTTGCCCGCATTTCGTATATGGATGCGATGAGTCACGTTCGCCGTGTGGTGAGCGACTTTGATACGTCGATGAAATTGGTGGGACCCCGCCACCTGAATCCGAGTCAGATTGGGTATTTCTGTACAAGCGAGACGCCGACGGGTGCGCACATCGGCGCCACGAAGAATTTAAGTATTTTGACGGCAATTAGTATTGCGTCACCTGCTGACCAATTGATGAATTGGTTGCTCACACGCGGCGGCGTGACAGATGTTGCGGCGGCAACACGGGCGGTAGTGGTGACGGCGGCGTCGGTCCAAATCAATGGCGGTACAATTGGCTTTTCGACGGAACCTGGATTGCTAACACGGGTGCTCAAGTTGATGAAGTGGACGGCGTGCCTGCCGCCGACGGCGTCTATCTCTTTCAATACGGCGGACAATAGCGTGCGTATTTATTTGGATGACGGTCGTCCGCTGCGCCCGCTATGGCATTTAGCCGCAGGGGGCACTTGGCCTGCGGCGGCAGTGGCGAAGCCTGTGCCCAGTTGGCGCGACCTTATTTGCGGAACATTGCCGCTGACCGCAGATCTTGGCATTTATTCTACAAAGTTTGTGGACCCACTGGCGACCCCTGATGGGATGCCGGACCCAGACCTACCGGTCACGCTTGCTGATTACGATAAAGCTTTGGCGCCTCATATTGGCGCGATTGAGTATATTGACCCGTACGAGGGCAATGAGGCGTATGTGAGCTGGTACGGAAATAAGGCGGACTTGACGCCGCAACATACCCATGCGGAGATTCACCCCTCGTCTATGATGGGACTCCTTACCTCAATGATTCCGTTTGCGAATCATAATCAGTCGCCGCGTAATCAACTCAGTTGCTCGCAGTCCAAGCAGGCAATCGGCTACTATGCTACAAATTACGAGAATCGCTTTGATACGTATGGCAGTATGGCGTGCTACGGCGAGGGCGCGCTGGCGCGCACAATTGTTCACGAGGCGGTGGGCGGCGGCGCAATGCCGTACGGCAGCAATATCATCTTCTGTATCAATTCGTTCAACGGCTACAATCAGGACGACGGCATCCTGTTTAACCGAACAAGTATACAGCGGGGGCTGTTTCGCAGCCTGTCCCTGCGGTCGTACACGGCAACGGAGGAGGTGGATCCGATGAGCAAGGCGGTCTATCGTATTGGCAATCCGCGAACGGTGTTGGCGTGGACCGACCTCAAGCCTGGCTACGATTACTCGGCGCTGGACGACGATGGAATTATTCGTGAGGGCACGCGCATCCACGATAAGTCGGTGCTTGTTGGAATGTATCTCACCAGTCCTGATACGGGCGCCGTTACGGACTCGTCAGTGTTACCAACCGTGTTTACAAACGGGCGCGTCGATAAGGTGGCGGTGCTCCATCAGGCAAACGGAATGCGACTGGTTCACGTACGAATTTTGGAGGAGCGTATACCGGAACTCGGCGATAAGTTCTCAAGCCGCCACGGTCAGAAAGGCACAATGGGTATGTTGTTAGATGCGCAGGATATGCCACGGACGGCAGACGGACTGGTACCGGATGTGATGGTGAATCCTCACTGTATTCCTAGCCGCATGACAATTGCGCAGCTGCTTGAACAGGTCTTTGGAAAACTAGGAGCGGTAATGGGCGCCAAGATGAATGCAACGTCGTTTATGAACGATGAGCAGTCATTCAAGGCAATCGGTGATGCGTTGGAAGTGCTGGGATTTCAACGTGAAGGTGAGGAGATTCTATATAGCGGTATTACTGGCAAGATGTTTACCTCGTCGGTATTTATGGGACCGCTGTACTTTATGCGTCTCAAACATTTAACTCAGGATAAGTTGAATAGCCGAGCAAAGGGTCGTAAGGAGATTCGTACGCATCAGCCAACGGGCGGTCGTGGCAATGAAGGCGGTATGCGTATTGGCGAAATGGAGCGCGATGCGCTTATTGCGCACGGTGTTACGGAGTTCTTACAGGAGTCGATGATGAAGCGTTCGGATGGCACGACGTTTTGGATTTGTAATGGTTGCGGTACGATTCCGATTTACAATGAGGCGCAGAAGTTGTTTGTATGTGCAACATGTGACGGACCGCTGACGTATCAGGGCGAGACGGCGGATACGTTGGGCTTGGTGCTACCGGTGAAGAAGTCCCGTACGACATTCAGCCAGATTGAGGTGCCGTATGCACTCAAGTTGCTGGAGCAGGAGTTAACGACGTATGCGAATGCGAGCGTGCGCTTTTTGACGGAGAAACACGTGCGGGCATTCCGCGATCTGCCGTCGGGCACGGGTGTATTTGAGTCTACACCAACGCCCCCGCCGACGGATATTTTGTCCTCAGTCATAGCAACAATTGTTGGAAATCCAGCACCCACACCGACATCTACACCGACATCTACACCACCAACGTCTAGTACAACGTCTGGCGTAACTATATCGAAGGATCAGGCAGCGGCAAACGCGATGTTTGATTTTATGCCTGGTGGTCCGCCTAAGTTGGAAGTCATTGCTGAGGAATCTACACCAGTTTTGGATGCAGCGGATATGCCTACACCTACGGCAACCCCGCCGGCACAATCAACAGCGGTGCCTGATAATACGGATGTAAAGATTGTGAAGGTAAATGCGCCTACACCAGATATGGCGGGACCGGCGGAGTCAGTGCCAACGGTCATCAGTGAAGCAGGAGATAATCCGCTGATTGCTGAAGGTACACCTATGCCTGAGGTCGATGCAACATCGGTACAGGCAGTAAAAGGTGAGCCTTCGCCTGTTGAACTTAAAGTTGAAACTCCGGCTTCAATAACTACGGAACTAAGACCGCGGCGGTCTAGTATGAAGGGCGGTCGTGCAGCAGCGGCGGAGACGGTTGTAGATCCAGCCACGGCAGCCTCTTCGGATGCAGATGTAAAGGTTATAAAAATAGATGCTTGAGTAGAGGATGCCAAGACGATACACCCGAAAATTGGCGAAACGTGGCGGTGCTACGTATCGCGAACAACAAAAAAGTTTACTATGTGGCAAACACGCTATTAATCACGTATTACAAGAGGAAAAGTTTGTATGGGAACCGAAGAAAAAGACATTGTATATTCCTGCAGTGCCTGCAGGTGAAACCGCTGCGACACACCTTAAAAAATCGGAAACAAAAGTTAATATGGCTGTAGCGTGCAATGAGTATAATGAAAATACATTAAGAAACCGTGAGAGTGAACATTATCCAAATGCCTTAGATGATTTATATAAGCGACTTTTTGTTGATGTAGAGCCTGAAATGGGGGAGCCAAAAATACCAGAGCCTGGAGCGTATAGAACTGGAAAGTATGGAACAAAATCGGATGCCGAAATTACAGCAGAGATATTAGCAGGTCGTAATGCATCATTTGTAAAGGTGAAGGCAAATCAGGAGAAAGATAGAAATAAATATAAAGCGGCTATTACATTTACTAAGGATGGTAAAGTAACTAATATTAATCGTGATAAACTTGATGAAATCTATAAAAAAGAATGGTTAGCCGACCAAAGAGACGAGATAAATAGATATGATAGTGCGTGTGACGCATCTGGAAATTTTAGATACGAATTACTTAGAAATTGGGCAAATATATTGGGATATAAGGGATTTTCTACATCATTTTATGATGTGACTCTAGATGAACTAGGTGAGGATGCACGTCCCAGCAAAGAGGGGGTTTTTATATATAATAACGATAGGGCTACATATCTTACCGAAATGCTAAAGATATTGCCGTCACAACTGGCAAAACCGGAATTTTTAGGAATTGTGATAGGAACTGCTAGAAAAGATTCTGGTACAGATGTTGGACATTTTAATGCAGTAGTAATGTATGAGGAAGATTGTGAGCCAAAGCGTAGAGTTGAATCTGACCCAAATAAGAAACTTTATTCGTTTATTGATTCTATGGATCAAACCGGTAAGGATGGTGTATGTATATTAAGTAAGGGTGCAAAAGCGTGTTATACACAAACCGAGTTATTAGCAAAAATTAAGACACTTGGACCGGCATCTATGGTTTTCTTATATGGATACGATGAAGATGAAAGTGGTCCGATTCATCCCTATGAGTCGGTCGCGTATCAGCGAATGAAGATGGCAGCAGCACCGGCAGCAGAAGCGGCAGCAGCACCGGCAGCAGCACCGGCAGCAGCACCGGCAGCAGCACCGGCAGCACTGAAAAATAAAGAGGAAAGCGAGGATGAGACGAGCGATGATGATAGCAAGACGTCGAGCAAATATGATAGTGAGGAAGATAATAAAGAGACAACTAACAATATAAAAGCCGCATTAAAAGCATCTGAAGTTAACACTGTAGCAGAACCTAAAGCACAGGCAAATAGCAAAGATGCAAAAGCAAATGCTGCCAAAGATACATCACTTGTTGTAACACCAAAAGTCACAACGAAGACAAAGCCCTAAAAATTGAGGCAGCAACGCAATCTAAACACAAATAATTAAATAGAGTCAGATGGAAGCCGATACGATTGACCAGATTATCCGTTCACGACCTACTATTTTAGAGGTGCTGAAGGACCGTGGCTATGATATATCCAGCTACGAAAATACAAGCCCCGAGGAAATTCTCAAGGTGGCTACGACAAGCGCACTGATTCCGTTGCTTAAGATTGTTGCAACAAAGCCCGGCGTTACTGATGATGCTCCAGTAGAACGGATTATTGTACTCTATTGGGTTGAGAATGCGTGCCGTCTTCGCGTTGAACCCGATACAAATGCGCTATGGAACGAAGAAACCCCTGAACATTATAATCCCGAGACGGATACGATCATGATTATGCTTGCCGAACCATTTCACCCAGTGTTTGATATCCAGTCAGCCAAGCAGTGGAATACACGTAAGGCGCGCGTCAGTTACTTCAATATGAAGAATCTGATTAGCAAT